ATTCTTTCCGTAATCTTGGTCGGTCTGATCACCACCGCCGCCGCCACCGCCGGGTGACAATAAGAAACCGAGTCGGCTTGATGTGCCATTGTTTCCACTTTGCCCATTACCTGCGGTGCTTGCCGGGCTTACGCCTCCGGCGCCGACTGTGACGGTGTGTGTGGCTGCGGGCAAATAGACGTTACTAATCTCTAGATGCGCACCAGCGCCGCCGCCGCCGCCGTAACCTTCCCCGCCACCTCCCCCTCCCCCGACGACCAACACGTCCGCGAAACCCGCCTCCGTGACCGTTAGCGTTCCTGAGGCCGTATACGTTATGTATTTCCAGTTGTCGCCGCCGCTGCTGTAGGTGCCGGTTGCGGCGTCGCTGAAGTTAGCGTTACCGACACCACCCGAGAAAGGGACAAACGTCCACGTATTGCTAGCGGTCCGCTGGATCGCGGCCCCTTTGTATTGCGCCAGGGTCAGCGGGGTTCCGTTGATTGTCACGCCGGATCCGGCCGCGATGGTTACTGTTCCTGCGCCCTGGTTCAGGATACGCAGAACGGCCCCAGCGGCCCAGGTGACTGAGGATTGTGGCGGGACCGTGTAGGTCGAGGCCGCAGCGTTCGACGCGGTCACTAGCTTGCCCTCCGACGCATCCGCCAGGGCGAATGTGTATGTCGTGCCGGTTTGGGCGTTGATGGTTACGGCGTTGTAGGCGAGGTTGTCGTCGATGTGGTCGGCCAGGTCGCTACTGACTGTTGGGTAGTTGGCTACGAGGTCCGTACTGACCACATACGGCGTGCCTTTGGCGGTGTTTGGCATGTTCCTTCCTTATGCGGCGAGGTCGTCGGCTGTGACGACGTTGTACCAGATTACGGACGCGTTTACCTGGCCCCAGGTTAGCGTAGGATCGACGTCGCCCCACTGAACCGTCTGGTATGAGTAGCGCGGGTCGCTGATGCTGAGGGTCATTGTGTGGGTACCCGGCGTGTACGTTTCGGCCCAACCCTCCAGGATTCCCGTAAACGCCGTGTAGGGCGCGGGATCGGGTAAGTCCTCGATGGTGACTGTGGCTCCATTGACCAGGGCGAGTACGCGGTCGCGATCCTGATTGTTGAGCAAATCAACGCGCACGGATATTTGTCCCAGATTCCAGAGGGGGAGAGCTTGCGCCGAAAGAATGTTCGCGGCCCGGGTTTGGGCGTCGGATTGTTTCCGTAGGCGCGTGTTCAGGACATAGGCGCGGCGGCCGTACAGGGCGATTGAGCCGGTGTCGTCGCTTTGCTCGATCTGGTCCCCATCGGCCCCATATTGGACCGTCACGTCATTTATGAGGGCCGCAAGGGTTTTTCGCCAGGTGGGGGACCATACAACGCCGTCTGACGGGAATACAAAACTCGATTGGTCAGTCGGGAATGAATCCCACGCCTGCGCGTAGAAATCCCATTCTTCGGTGAGCGCTTGCCAGGTTCCGGCGAAGGCGGTTATTCCCCGGTTTCCGTAATCCTCGAAGGAGATTAGGCCCTCGGGTGTATCAAAGAATGTCGCGCCGGACCAGGCCGCCAGGGAGGTTAGGCCGTCGAGGCATGACTCGGGTTGTGCGTCGCCTGAGCTGACCTGGTGGATCTCTAAGGCTGTGTTTCCGCCGTTCAGGAAGTTGAGCCCGGAATCGGTGAGGATGGTGTCGGCCCTATCGAAGGCGGATTCGTGTGGGTAGCCGTTTTCGCCGGTGACGGCCTGCCCGAGTTTGGCTAGGTTCCCCATGCCGATGATGGTTGTGACGGCTGTGGGCGGGTTGCTCGATAGATGCGAGATGGTGACGTCGCTGACGTTGCCCGTAAACCGCGCGAAACCGTATGCCTCGATATAGAGGCTGTCGCCCATATCGGCGGTGATGCCGTCGGGCCCGAACACGGTTATTTGGCAGGAGGATGCTTCGGGCTGTGAGGTTACATCGTTGCGGCCGTGCTGCACCTGGACGGAATACTCGACGTCCCCGAGATCGAGGGGAACCCCAGCTAGTGCGATTTCCGTTACGGGTGAGCTCACGCGAGCACCGGCTGTGTGTTACGTCCGGCCCGCTGATCGCTGTTGACGATGAGGCGCTGCACGGCCTGGGCGATGGCTTGCTCTGTTATGGCGGCTTGGCGGGATTCCTCGCGGGCGAGAGCTTCGGCCCGTGCAGCTGCACCGGCGGCCTCTGCTGCCCGCACGGCGGCGGCGACGTCCTCGGCTATTTGTGCTTTCAGTCGGGCCCCGATGGGTTTGCCCATTTCCTCACCGATCCGGCCTAGCCGCTTGCCTTCCTTTTGCAGCTGTTGGGCGATGCCGTTCACCATGCCTATGGACGCCTCGACGCCGTTCGGGGCGAATGTGGCGGCCATGGCTACGCCGACAGCGTTCGCGGCTTCGGCGGCTTTTGTTAGTTGCGCGTCGAGCTCGGGGATTAGGCCCTGGTTGATGATCTGTTGGCCGAGTGCCCCACCGGCCTCTGGGCCTTCCGCCGCGATGGCGTTTATGAGTCTTTCGGAGCCTCCTGACTGCCTAATCGCGGTTAGGACGTTGCCGAACCACTCGGCCTGATTTACTTGCTCCTGGAAGGCCTCTATCAGGCTTTTGCCTACTTGGCGTCCTTCGTCATCGAAGTTTTCCTCGTAGGCTTGGCCGAGGTCGAGGCCGCCGAGGATTTGGCCGGCGACTGACTCGACGTAGCTGTTGACGGCTGCGGCGCCTCGTTCGAGCTCGGACACTTGCGACGCGAGGGCGGAGCGTAGGCCGTCGACGGTTTCGGTTTGCCGTCGCAGTCGGTCTGTGAGTTTTTCGGATGCGGCGCCAGCGGATCCCGAGTTGCCTTCTAGGTCCTCTAGGTATGCGTTGTAGCGTTGCAGACCCCGGTTACCGAAACCGATTTCGGCGCCTAGGGATTTGGCTAGTTCCGTGTATCGGCTGGTTTCGGCGTTTGCGCGTTCCGTCACGACGACGGTTTGCCCGAAATACTGCGCGAGGCCCATCATTCGGAGGGTTACGGCGTTTAGCGCGTCGGCCGTGATTTCGGCCTCGCGGCCCATGTCCATGATCATGTCGGTGGCGAATCGGCCGCCGCTTGTGAATGGGTTCAGGTTTTGTAGGACGTATCGAAGGCCGTCGCCAAAGTCTGTTATGTCGGCCGTGGTTTCGACTGTGTCTCCGCCTAGGGCGCTGAGTCTGTCGGCCGCTACTGCGAGGCCGGATATGAGTAGCCCAACTTCCTCGCCGAGTTTGCTAATGGCGTCCTCTGTGTCGCCGGTGGCGTCTGCGCTGCGGTTGAGGAGCCGAAATACGGAGTCGATGTTGGACAGCAGCCCGGCGCCGAATGCCTCCTTGAGTTCGTCGGCGGCGATGCCGAGGCGCTTTATGCGTCCCTCGTAGGTGTTGGCGGCTACGGCGGCTTGCCCGCTGAATGTCGCGGAGAGCTGCGCAGTGATGGCTTCCATATCCCCGGTTTTCAGGATGGATGCGTCGATGCCAGCGCCGAGCCGGGATAGGGCTGTCGTGTTTCCGTCGTAGGCGCGGCCGAGGGCCTGGGCGACGGAGTCGAGGGACTTCCCGGATCCGGCCGAAACGTCGAGGGCGAGTTTCAGGGCGTCTTGGGCTTGTGCCGTGTCGCCGATGGATCGTACGAGTCGGTCGAATGCGGGGCGTAGTTGGTCGTCGGCTACGCCGGTTTGCCGTTGCAGGGCGTCGATGAATCCCTCGACCGGGGCGGTGTCATGGGCGAAGCCGAGGTTTTCGAGGGTCTGGGCGAGGCTTTCGGCGGCTTTCTGGTCCTCGATGGCGGCCTGGACCCCGTCGACGCCGAGTTTCACGGCAAGGGCACCGGCCGCGGCCGTGGCGCCGATCAGGGCCGGGCCGAGCATGTTCTTGAGGGTTCCGCCGAAACCTGTCAAATCTTTGTTAGCGCTGTTGAGCGCTCGCGAAAGTTGCTTAGTATCGGCAGCTAGAAAGATAGTCAGAGTTTTTGCCACGGCTACATCCTCTCCCACTTGCGTACAACGTCGTCCACGGCCTTAGCCCACTCGCGTAGGGCGGGTTCCTGGTATCCGCGTGACAGGGTGATCCAATCGGTTTTTTCGAATGGCGCCCACGAGTCGCGTTTCTGGCCTGAGTCGGACGGGTAACGCACCATGGTGGCGGTTGCGCCTCCGCTGAATACTCGACGGTTACCGCCGATTTGTACGGCCGGTACACGGTCGCGCCGCACTTTCACCGATTCGGCGATTTTTGGGCCCCAGGGTCCTGCGTTTTGGGCGGCGTCACGCCACGCGGGTGCCATGTATTTTTCGGCGATATCTTTTGAGGCTTTCCGCATTTCATCGTTAGCCTCTTTCGGTAACGCCCGCAGGGCCCGGAGCACTTCATTAAGGCCGTCGACGTATGCCTCAGTTATCGCCACGGGTGAGCTCCTCGATGATGGTGGTGAGGAGGTCCGGCGGGTATGCGAGGACTTCCTCGATGGGTCGACCTAGCCGGATTGCGGCTTGGACTATGAGGCGCCGGTGTGATCCGGCTGGGTAGGGTCCGGGGCCTCGCCGAGTGTCACTTGGGTCTGGTGCATTTTGGCCCAGGCTTTCACGTCTGCGAAACTGTGTGGATCCTTGCCCTCGATGTGGGAGTAGGCGACGGTGAGCCGCATCCCATGTTCGCTGGTCGGCGTTTTGTGCTTCGCAGCTAGTTCCTCATACGTCCAAAAATCCATTGACGTGGTTTGCACGACGATGGGTTCTTTGGATCCGTCTAGGTAGATGTTGAGTTGTGGAAACATGGCATTTCCCCGTTCACGTAGGTGGTTAGCTGAAGGTAAAGGTACCTGTG